AGCAATGTTGTTAATGAAATTATCTTGGTATGGCCTGAGTTTCATACTGCTCAATAGCTTTGAAAATTTGGTAAACTACTTGCGGAACTATGGCATTTCCTCCGGCTTTGATTGATTCGTTTCGCCACTTAGAAAAGGTAATTCCGTCCAGTCTGTCGGAAAGCCCATCATCTCGAGTACAAACTGGGGAGACAGTTGGGAAGTTTTTCCATTGGTTTGTGCATTCCACATTGCTATGTCCATTTGCCTTTTTCCTATTCGATTGTCCCAATATTTGTCGCTGTGTCCATGTTTGGCTACTTGAGCTGTTGGTGTCGGAAGCATTTGATTGAAGTCCAAGTAATCCATTAGACCATTCGGTCTTTTCGCTCCGTTTTTTCGACTCGCCATTGTTTGCGCTCTTGTCTCTTTCAATGTCTTGACCCTCTCTGCATGATGAATATCGCTTGCTATTGGCGTCGGAAGTAGGCCATTCATCGCTAAATCTTTTAGCGGTGCGCTTCCGTTGTGTCCTTGGTTGCTTATTATTCTTCCCGATTGCGTTATTTGCCGAGGAGGGTTCTGCATCATGTCCATTGCCTGAGGCGTAGGCAACAAACCAAACTCTGTCTCTTCGGTGCGGTGCGTTGACGGATACAGCTGGAAGTACATACGATTGAACCTCGTACCCTTGAGCTTCCAGGTCAGCCTGCACCTCGTGGAATACCAACCCTCCTGACCAATTAACAAGGCCGAAAACATTTTCGCCCACAACCCAACGCGGCCGAATTTCTCGAATCGCTCTAAGCATCTCCGGCCAGAGGTGTCGCTCATCTTCTTTTCCAAGTCGCTTTCCGGCCATTGAGTATGGCTGGCAGGGGAATCCCCCTGTGAGGATGTCAATTCGTCCTCGGTGAATAGTGAAATCTGTCTTTGTGATGTCTTCATAACTTATTGAATTTGGAAAGTGATATTTTAATACTTTTTGCCCGAATGGATTCCATTCGCAGTGGAATATGTTCTCCCAACCCATCCACTCAGCGGCTAAATCAAAGCCGCCAATTCCGCTAAATAGTGATCCGTGTGTCATCTTTTTTATTCCAAGGTTTATGTCCTTTGGTGAATCTATTCTTCACACCGGCAATTGCCACAACTTTGCCATGCACCTCTCGGATATACTCAGGCGCTTTCTTTAGCCCGAGCCTGAATGCGATGTTATAAACGCTTGACTCAGATATGCCAAGCACTTTGGCAATCTCTGCCGTCTTGGTGTGCGAGTAATACTCAACAACGTAATCGATGACCAGCTGGCTGTGCCTTCTACTTCCCATAGTTCCCATCAAATTGATTCAAGAAGCCTGCGATAAGCTCGTATGCCTGGTCGAGCTCTTGCTGGTTGTGCCGGTAGAGGTAGAGGTCTTTGAACTGCCCTGACTTCTTGACCTTGGGCGGCACGCCGATGTAGTAGAAGTCCTTCGGATTCCAGCCCATCAGCATTGAATACCAAACGGCCTGCACATGGTTGCAGTGTTTTATCATGTCATCAGCGAAGGCCTGCAAGCTTTTGGCGGTTGTGGTCTTCACATCAGCGATGATCTTCATCTCATCCCAGCATAGGTCCATTGCGCCCTTGCCGAGCACGGTCTTGCCATGCACTGTGATTTCGCTCACAACGATGCTCTCCTTCTCGCTCTTGTCGAACATCTCGCCAAGGAGTTGCACCTGGTGGATTGCATCGTAGGTGTTTCGCACTGCATCGCCCATCGTGTCATACTCGCACTCGAGCAGCGCATAGTGAAAGTCCTTGCCGTAGTTCAGCGATGCCTTAGCGTAGCTGATGTCTCCAGTGTAGTGCCGTTTGATGCGGCTTGCTGATACCGCTGGGTAGGTGATGTATTCTTCGCGTGTCATGAGTTGATTAATCGCTTAAATGAGTCTGCAAAATCGCTTATTTGTTCCCAATCTTCTCCAGTTCGATAAGAAGATCCATTATCACCACTTGAATCTACTGCAAATTTTACTTTACCATTTTTATTCTTAAAAAAGAATCTTATTGGATGATGATGTGGATTTTTATTAGTAATACTAAAATCCATTACTCTTTCATCGTCTTGATCTTTATCATCATACATGCAGATCTCAAAAATAAAATCTTTGAACTCATGCTTTAATTCATAATACCAAACTTCATCATCAGCATAATGAGTTGTTAATTTAACCGCTGTCTGTTTACTTGCCATAAGTCTCATTGTAAAATTGTTCACTTGTCATCGGCCCTTCGTTGAGCCCTTCAATCTTGCCGGAGGTGAAGCTCTGCATCAGGTATTGTCGCTCGAGCTCTTTGGCTTGCTCGAATGCCTCGGCAAAGTATGGCCCCATCTCGGAGCCGAGCTTGTTTTGCACGGCTATCTCAAGCCATTGCACTGCTGTTAGTTTAGTGCTCATCGTGTTCTAGTTTGAATTTTTTCTTCGTAAATCTCGATGCCGACGATAGCCTCGATGTTGCATATCTCCATTGCCTTAAGCAGATTCCGCGTAAGGTCCTCGGGCTTATACATGCCCGATCCGAACAGGACACTGAGCACCTTCAGCCAATCTACTTCTCCGCTTATGCGCACCTTGCGAATCGTGCGGATGCCTTTGATGTGGTCTTGCTTGATGGTGACATCAACAAGGTCCTCGAAGGTGGTTGCTTTGGCTTGCTCTGCTGCGAGCTTGCGCTCTGACTCTGCGCTGTACCTAAGCATCGCTTCTTTGGTGGCTGTGATGAACGCCATCAGCGGAGCCGTGGCATCACTCTCGATGCGCATGAGCTCCTTCTTGTAGCTATCGAGCGGAGTGGTAACGGTCTTGCGAGCATTCTCGATGGCCTTCACGGCTTGGTTGACTTGAGATATTGCGCTTGCTGCTGAGGCGTACTCGGCAGAGTTGGTGATTGCGCTTGCGTTGTGGATGGTTTGCTGGGCTGACAGGACCTCAGCAGAATTTATTGTCTGATACAATTTCTCGATCGGAATTGTTATCTTTGCGATACTGTTCATGTGTGTGATAGTATAGTTAAGCCCGAGGTTTCATGTGTGTCCTCGGGCTTTATTGTTTTAGAATGGCGTTTTATCGTCTGATGCAAACAAGCTGTCGAAGTCAGGCTCATCTTTGGCCGTAGTGGTAGCCTCCCAAGTTGGCGCAGGCACAGCGGCTGCTCTCGATGTGCGAGCAATCCACTCATCGCTCTTGCGTATGTCATCCTTCAGGAAGTCCGGCAGCTTGTTGAATACTGCTTCATCATGCTCCGTGGTGTCATAAGCCAGCAGCTCGTTGATTGCCGGAGGGCAGGCAAGACCTTTGGGTAGAGGCGAGATGCTCATGATGTTGGCATACACGCGGTCCTCTTTGCCGGTATGCCCGATGTTAATCATGCCGGGATGGCCGAGCAGCTTGGTGATGTCGAAGTCTCCGGCTTGCGCATCGGTGAGCTTCTTGCCAATCCATGACTCTATGAACTTGCGAAGGGATGCCTTCTCGCCCATTGTCAGGTTGAACACTCCCTTCACGTAGAAGGGCTGCTCGCCTTTGTCCTCGCTGAAGACAGCGGTCTCTGTTGGCAGTTCAAATAGGAATTGAACCTTGCGCTTCTTGTTGCCCCACTTCTCATCGAAGGTAGTGCCTTTGTCAATGATTTGGTAGCATCTCGCTGGGTATGCTCCTTCGGGTGCGATTTGGCGGGTTTGGCTTCCGCCTGAGTTTACTGGTGCTTTCATATTAAATAGTGGTTAAAAGTGCTTGAGTTGATTGATTGTGTAGGTGCTCGGTAACGAGCGCGAATTGGTTGTGGAACTGCTCCATGTCGCAAGGATCATAGATGCGCTTCTCCGGTGGTGTGCCGTACTCCATGCTGCGATGATACTGGCGTGCGAGGTTTGCGGCTTGGCTGTCGCATCGGGTGTAGAGGCCCTTAATGCAGCCATCATTTACAACCATCACCATCGTGCCGGTGAGGTGGTTGTAGTGAAAGAATTCAGTGCCCTTCCAATTCTTGAAGGTTGTTGAGGTTGATAGGGGTGTGTTCATGTGTATTGAGGTTTAGAGATTTCGAAAAAAGTGGGCGGTGGTTAGCCGCCCGGTGGGGGGTTAGTTAAATGCCCAAGAAACAAGGCTTAAAATAGTTGCGTGCTGTTCGTTGCCGCGCTGTAAAATCCAATTGTTAAGGTTTTTGCGTTGTTCGTTTTCGCCCTTAAGCTCCCAGCAATATTGTCCGTTAGACATTGCGTTGGTTGCATCGATTGTTCTGCTAACTGCGCTTCCTGTTAGTTCGTCAATCATTTGGAGTGTTACTGTGTTCATGGCTGTGTGTTTTTATCGTTGTTTTGTTTGACAAATATACAGCTATGTTTTGAATCTGCAAGACAAAAAGCAAACCACCAGCAAATAAATTTACAAATCGCTGAAAATCAACGCGCCTAATTTTGCGCCCCAATCGCGAAACCAACAAGCCCCCCGAGAGCTAAGGCCGCGGCCCTGGTCTCATACCACTTTTTGGGGCGGTCTGCCACGATCACATTGTTCATGCCTGTAACATGCACGTATGGATTGTCGATACCAAGCCGAACCACCTTGTCACGCTTACGCCATAGGAAGCCTCTGCGCAGCGTATCTCCAATTGCAACGGTATAAGATACCGGAATGATAATTGAATCAATCTGGAGCCTCCCTGCGCGGCTTATCTGCCCACCTATCTCAAGCCACTTACCCGGCCGATGGAAGGTGCGAGGCAGTCGAAGGTGCGGAAAGCTGTCGATGTACACGGTCTCGCCAAGTTCGACTTGCGTGACTACCTTGGTGCGTGTCTGGTACCTTACCACCACCTCCGGCTCGCGCAGCTCCAAGGCTCGCAGCTTGGTGCCTGCCGCTGCGAGCTGCACGCCCTGGCTGTGGATGGTGCTGCTATCTTTGGCAATGCGCACGGTATACTCCGAATTTAGCGAATCAAGATACATGGCATTGCTTTCGGATTCATTGAGTGCTCCACATGTGCGGACCAATAGCAGCAATAAGAATAGGCAGATTGCTAAAAGGCTTAATGTGCTGATGTTGCTTTGCTGCATAGGATTAGTTCATTAAGTCGCTTTATGTATGTGCTCTTATCTCTGAGCTCGTTGAGCAGTATATCCCCTGCCACCTTGATCGGCATTGCCTTCTCCTTGATGTACACAGCCAGCACCTTCACAAGTCGCTCATCGCATTCGCAATCGGTGGCTGGTAGGTTGTTCATATTTGCCTGGTTGCTTTCTTCACTAAGAGTCGGATCACATTGTCGAGCTTGTCAACACTATCTGAAAGCATGTTCATCACGCCATCGCGTTCCTGATCCGTTGCCCAGCTGTGCTCATTTAGCATCTTGACCAAGCCACCGATTGAAGTCAATGGCTGGCGCAGCTCGTGCGATAAGGTGAAGCGAAACTCTTCGAGCAGTATCTTCTGCCGTTCATGTTCGTGCGAGCTGATGGATGTCACATCGACCAGTTGAATCCCGATGAAGTGCAGCATGTCAACAATGGCGTACACGTTCCACATATTGAACCTTTCAGAGGCCATCTTCTGCCGTGTCTTGGCATAGGCTCGAATCGCATCGGGTGACTTAGTCTGCGCCTTCCTGATGGCATTAAGCAGCTCATCGCGGTCGCTGTCTTGCGCTGCAATGTCGAGGATATTCGCAGGCTTGATGTGGCTGCTGTACTCGCGAAATAAGTCGTTAGAGGTGACGATGTTGCCATCCCTGTCGGTGATCACATAGAAGAGGTCGATTGAGGACTCAAGGATGTGCAGCGATGCCATGCTGCAAAGATAGTTAAACCGAACGCAAATCCGAAAACAAAGCACGCCAAGCAGGCACGCATCCGAGCGCGTACTTGATGGTCAGCAGCATGGTGAAGGTAAGCACTATGCCATTTGCAAGTATATCGTAATTCATAGGCGTTTCAGGATTCGGCTCATTTCTTACGCTGTGAGTTTTGGGTATGTAATACGTGGCAGCTGGGTACAAAGATACATCGCACGGCTGAATTGTGTCGAATGCCGTGAGCACTTTCGGCTTTGGCGGTTGCGCCATGACAGCCTGAAAGCTCTCGCGGTTGGCCTGTGCGAAGCTTGTGTCTGCATTGGCAGCCTCCCAGCTCATGGTGTCGATGTTGAGCTTGCTGTGGCGCACTACCTTTATTGTATCTCTTCTAATCTGTTGCATCGCTTTTGGCTTTTGGAATATACCCTGCTGCTAATAGTGCTGCAATAATGGCGGTTAATGTCTCTGCTGTTATCACTTTGAAGATGAGTAAAAAGATTGATACCAGAATCATAAGCGAGCCGATGGTGCCACGCCAGTGCTTGACAATGACATCCACAATTCGCCTCGGTTTGGTAGCGCGTTTCCTCATGGGTAAGTTTACGCAAAGAGGCGGCCTGTGTTGGGGCAATTGGGGCTTAGAAATTACACAATGAGAAATAGAGATTCGCCTCTTCGCGCCTGCGATTGGTTAGCCCTGTGAGGACTTTTCCCCCTGCCTTGTTCCAGCGAAGGAACTCATCCAAGATGCTCGGGTCAGCTGCGTTGGCTTTTGCCTTGCGCATCAGCGTGGACTTCACCAACGCACCAGTCCCTACGTTGTAGGCAAAGCACACAAGCGCATCGAACTGGCATTGGTTTAATGAGGGCAAGTGCTTATTCACCGCATCCTCATAGGGCGAAAGCGTGGCGAGCAGCAACTGCGTTGCTTCCTTTTCGCCTGTTAGCTTTTCGCCGAGTAAAACTTTTTTGCCGTTCGGGTATCGTGTCGAACCGTAGCCTATGGTCGGCACGCCTGCTGGGCAAAGGTATGAACTAAGCCGCAAGCCCTCATACTTCTTAATCAGATTAAGACCGAGAATTGAGGTGCTGCGCATTAGATGATAAGGTATTGAAATGTTATAGATGCGTTTAAGACGCTACCAGCAACACCGTCAATTTGAATCTGCCCTAAATCCAAAGAGTCATTTGCACCAATTACTGAACCAGTGTAATTAGATGAATCATCTACTGATAATGTACCAATTAAATTTTGATTTGAGTTAAAACTTGATGGCACTGGCAAATCAAAAGTAAAAACAACACTTGTATCAGCAACATCATAAGCAACAGAAAATCTAAAAGAACAAGTTACAGTATTACCAACTTGCGACCAATGCATATCGCTTACACCGCCAATTGTAGTCGAACTTGGTGTTTCATTGCTAATTGTTGGAGCAAATACACCGCTATTCAATTGAGGCATCCCATCATAGATATTCTGCACCTCAATCTGCTTGCTGGTGTTGCTGCTTGTATCAACGATGTAGAAGATGTCATCGCTCGCTGCCGTTGCTAATGTTGTTAAATCGGTTACTTTTACGCCTGCCATAGTATGTGATTTAGGTTTTTACAAAGGTAGTGATTGTATTAATTCAAATTCAATGCCTTGACCTAATACTTCAATCGTTACATCATCTTCGAGTAAAAACCATCGATTATCATTTCTTAATGGCCTTGAATAAGATTCAAAATTTGCGTCTGGAAATCCAAGTTCAATATTGATTAAATCAATATCATTTTGACATTGTTCTTCAGATTCGTATAAATAACCGCGTACTAACATATCACATTCTTATGTTATAATATGAGCCAATGTCCGAAATAATCCCATTCAATCTGATGTTTGTAAACACTGATTGCCTAAAAATTATAAGCTCCGAAATATAACCTATTAAACCAATGTTTTGAATGTTTACGTTACCCAGTTGCAAATTAGCTGCTGCGTTAACATTGCTTGGCGCATCAGAGTTTATATTGTTTATAACATTATTGTTATTGCAATAAACTTGCGACCTTTGAATATTTGGGATTACAGAATTATAGGATTTATAAACTCCTAAAACATTCAATCTATTTGCCGGTATTAAGTCTACCGCGGATGTAGCCGATGACCTACTGCCCGAAACGCTGCGAACAGTTGACCACCTAAAAAGATTATTTGAAACACTATCTTGATAAGCCCAAGTTATTCCACTTGACGTACTTGCATCTCCTCCATTTGTGTTATCTAATAACCAATAATTAGTATTTGGATTATCAACAATTCCTGTCTGTGTTACCATAAATAAATATTGCTCAAAGCTCCCATCTGTTGAATCGTGCAAAAATTTATAAGTCGCTGTCGAACCATTAACAAACATGACTTGATTACTGGAATTCCAAAACATTGACGGCAATCCATTTCTTAACTCAATTAACCCTTGAGTGTAAATAAATGGTTGAAATTGTGGACTGTTCTGAATAAAGTGATTGCCTCTACCTGATTGGTCATACAAGATACTTACTCGACCTGAATCTACTTTGCAAAATTCTGATATAGCTAAAATATCCAATTGATTGAATTTGTTAAAGCCTATATCTAAAACAGCATTGTCATTAGTCCTTCTTATTTGAATAAGTGGACCTGTATATCCTGACCATAATCTTCTTGCACATGACCACATGCTAAATGGCAATCCTATTATTGGCTGATATTTATCTGCAAATAATTCATTCCATCGCATTGTGTTTCCTAAATTCCAATTAGGATTTAATTGATTGCCAAAATTATTATTGTCAGAATAGTTCTTAAACAATCCATCCGAAGAAGATTGAGGCAATGAACTATTGCCAAAAGCCTGCCGCTTATTAAATCCTAAAAACCCAGTCATTATGCAAATTCTCCAACTGAAGCTCTAACATTAAGTGTTGTATTGGCTGCAACAGTAGTAACCGAAACGAATATCTTTTGCCCATTCTGAATTTGCAAATCATTGATTGCTATTTCAAGATATGGCCCTGCAACCGTTGCACTCATCAATGAACCGGCTGCAAAAGCAAGTCCTCTTACTACCCTGGCATTTGCGCCTGTATTATCAGTCAACCAAATGTAGAATATTCCAGCGCTTGGTGTTCCTGTTCCTATGAATTGATAGGATATTAATGTGCACTTAGCCCCTTCAGGAATTGCGCAAGCGTATAATTGCCGGAAACTTCCGCTATCAGATGGCGATGCCACAACTGCTGTGGCTGTATTGGCTGTGTCGAGGTTAACAACAGGGGTCTTCGGCAATAATGCGAAAACTGGTCTTTGATTTGCTGGCATTTTATGATGTTTTAGTAGTTGTAAAAAAGATATAAATCGCTACCCACTGCTGGATCATTGATTGCATTATCCACATAAGCCTTAACGGCTGCCTGTGTTGGATATAATGTGTTGCTTGTGCCTAATGTTGTTGCAGTGCTTTTGTTGGCTACGTCTTCAGGTGTGAATCCTAAAGCATTTTGCTTCCCATTGAACGTGCTCCAATCGGTCGAGCTCAATGCGCCTCTGTTGCTTGCGCTGGCAGTTGGTAGGTTGAAAGTATGCGTGCTGCTTGCCGAGCTGATGCCGAAGTCGGTGCCACTCGTGCCAGTTGCGAAATTTTGCACTTGAGCAGTCAAGCCGTTCAATGCGTTTAGCCCTGTCGTGAAGGTTGTAATTACTTGACAAAGGTTATTGTCTTCAGTATGAAGCGTAATGTTACGCCCCGATGTAGTTACGAAAATGCGTACTGCGAGCCTATCAGTTGCAGCCAATACTGTCGAAGGTACTGCAAGCGCACTAACGTACAAATCGACCACTATGCCGCCTGTAATCGCTTCGGGATTTGTTGCCCCTGAAGATATGAGCGTAAAGGTTGTGCCATCGTACTTGTACAGCTCCATGTAAAAGCTCGGGTTGCCACCGCCACTCGATGCGTTAAAGTAGGTTTCAAAGTTCCAATTGCCTGAAGGGATTGCCAATAGATTCGGGTCACCTGCATCGGTTATGAATTGCGCGATATAGCCATTGCCTTGTGCGTTTGTTCGCGTGAAGTTCGTACCACCTCCGAGAACTGGTACACGGCTCATTTGAAAGTAGGCATCACCTCCAATCGTGCCTTGACTTATTGAGCCGTTGAGGTAATAATTCACCGATGCGCCACCGCCACCACCCAATGGGAAGTTAGCTAAAGAACCATCGCCACGGACGTACTGGCTCACAACTCCGTTAGCAGTTATGTCAATGCTTGGCGTTGTGGTTGGGTTAGGTACGGCAACACTGAATGCTGGGTTTGTCGGGCTTGGTACTGTTGCCGCAACCGATGTAACCGTGCCATTTGTGAGGGTTGGAAATAGCGTTGGCGTTCCAGTGCCATCGAGATAGTCTGCGCTTGTCCCTGTTGGCACATCGAACTTGCCATCGAAGGTATTCCAATCAGCCGAGCTAAGGTAGCCATCTGTTGTGGTATCGGCTTGGCTTATGCTGATATCGGGAGTTGCCCCGCCGCTTGAGGATATCGGAGCGCTACCCGTTACCGAGGTTACGCCGCCGCCACCGCCACCACCTGGCACATTCACTTCAACCACTCCAGGCGAAGTTAGCGAAGCCGTCACGCCAGCGCCGGTGAAGTTCAGCGTTGTTGTGTTGGTGCTTACGTTGGTGCCTTCATCCTGAGTGCGCAATGGTGTTCCACCACCTCCACCAATTGCCACAAGCGGGTCGGCTGGTGTGCCGTTGCCTGTGATTGTCACCCCATCGACAGCCACCTCGGTAAGGCAAGGCTCGCATGGCTCGAAGTCTGGCAGAGGAATATCTCCAGTTTGGCAAGTGTCATAGCAGCCGTCCTCAGATGAGGTGCTGACATTAACATCCACATCAATAGCAACCGCTGCCCACTCATAGTTAACTGGTAAATACTTAATCTCATTAGCGTACCCGCTCGGCACTACCTCATAGGCAATTGCCCCGATTGCAGTTTTGAATTGCGGGTCAGTGCCGCTGATTAAACGAAGCACCCTCGATGCTACCCAATCCTGTGCATCGGCTGAGTCGCAAGGTAAATGGCTTTTACGCACCATTGCGTATGCCGTCATCGAGAAGCGTGTCTCATAGATTGAGCGGCAGCCTGCCAGCTTGAGCGAATCGTTTTTGGTGACGTTAATCTTGCCACGCTTGGCCCAAAAGAGCGTGCCCTGTTTGGCATCGTAATCGGTTACAGGAATCGCTTGGCCGTTGCCGATGTAGAACGCCCACGCCTTATCATTGCCCTCGCCTACAAGCTCGCTAAGGCCGTAAATCTTATCGAAGATATTGCCGACCTCAATACGTTGGTTAAGCCTGTCGAGAATGGTGGATAGTATATTCATTTATTCATTGCGTTAATGATTTGTTGCACAAGCTCGGCTGCATGGTCTTCGAGCATCTCGGCTTGCTCTTCAGGTGTCGGTTGGAAAATAGGGCCGTAGCCTTTGAATCTCTTACCATTGCCAAACTGAAGGCCTTGCGCTTTCTCCTTTTCAGAATCAGGCAATCCGATGCCAGCTGTTAGCCCTTCCGTGATTACTTCTTGTGATAAGAATCCACCCTTCAGCCTGCCAGTTAATTCGAGCGGTAACTTTCGCGATGTTTCTTTTTTAAGTTGAGCGTAGCCATCAGGAAAGTAAAGCGACTTAATCGGCTCGCCACGCTTACCTACTTTGAAACTACTCGGCGCATTCGCCAAAGTTCGAGGGCTGACATATATCGGAGTTGTTTTGTATAGTACGGTTGGCAATTTATTGCCCGCCGTATTCGTGCCACCAGTTGAGCCAGTGCCGAAAATGCGCTTAAACATGATGCGCTTCAATTCACGAACAGGGCCATACAAAGCAGTGAACTTGTTAGTCCAATCGTTGTACAATTCATCGAGGTTCTTTTGAATTTCGGCGGGTGTCGGCATGTTATGGCAGGGCTGTAACGTACTTCATGTTCTTTCTGCAATCCCAGCAATGCGTATCGTCAGGCAGGCGCATGTTCTGCAAGGTAGCGCCGAGGTCTTCGCTGTATCGCGTTGCTGCGATGTCGCGAGCTGCAACAATACCCTCAAAAGCATCGGCAGTGGCAAAGGGCTTCGAGCCCCGATTAACGATAACCGTTGTATTCACCCTTTGATTCGGGCTTACGGTCAGAGCATAGTTGTAAATCTCAACCGCCGTGGCATAGGCTAACGATAATGCCATCGTGCCACCAATCGAGCAGAGCCAACCTTGGCGGTCGCAGTTCACATTGTACGTGATACTCATCCCGGTGGTGTACTTGCTTGAGGTACTTGTCAGCACATTGGTTCCGTCTGTTGTTAATTCGATTCCAATCGCATCAACGAATGGACACATATGGGCTTCCTTTGGACCTCCTCCACAGCTTGTACATACGCCCTTCTTTGGCGTGAACTTCACCGTGTTCATCGTTGACTCGTACACGATTGCGATGTCAAGCTTGCGCTTGGCCGAGGTGAAGGTCTTGCCGATGAACTGGTCAAGCGCACCCTCTGCGTAGGTGATGGTCTCAAGCAGCTTGCCGGTGGTCATGTCGAAGATAAGCACCGGCACGTTGGTATTCGATGAAGCAATTGCCAGGTTAATATCTGCAAGGTAGAAGTTCAGATAACTAACCGTGTTCGGGTCAATCTTGAGCCTGATGCCACCATAGTTGCCAGCACCAAGTGCGGTCTGCACATTGGCATAATTGGACACCACTTGTCCAACGCGCTTGCTCTCGATGATCGTGTCGCTCTTCATCATCGGGCTGAGCTTAGTCAGCACATCGGATGAAAGCTTGCGCCATGCAAACGCACGTTTATCTTCGAAGAGTTCAACACCGTTGCGATATTGGTCCGTGATAAGTTGCCCTAAGAATGTCTGGTTGATTCCGAGGTCATCGATGTAGAGCCCTGTCGATGGCTCAGGTGATTCGCAGCCTCTTAATCCGAGTAGTGATTCAATGCACATCTCTTTAGTTTTTACAAAGATAAATAAAAAAAGGAGGGCACGAAGCCCTCCCTTTATTGCGTGGTTAGATTATCTAATCCGTCTTGGGTCAATAAGTCCTCATCGGCTTGCGAGAGTAAACTTACCGACCCGATTACGGGTTTACAATCTCAACACAGTTCACGTAGTTAACGCCAGCATACTTGTCGGCTGATTCGTAAATGTCAGTTGGAAGCGTTACAATCTTTCCAGTTGTAGTCAACACAATCGACAAATTACCGCAATCATCCTTCATGGTCAAATCTACTGGTACGCCAGCTGGTGTGAACACCAAGGTCTTAGAGTAGTTTGAACCAGCCACAGGCGTGATGCCCTGATTCCAATCAGCTAAGTTGAATGATAACCACTGAATTGCTCCGGCAGTAGTTACCAAGTTCTTAAGCTGCGAACCTTGAGCCGCTGCAACGCGAGAATCGTAAGCGAATCCGAATCCGTTCTGCTGGCTGATAGCCAACAAGTCGATGCCGAACTGAGTGCAGCAACCAGCTTGCACCGCGTTAGCATAACGCTGCATCTCAGCACCACCAAATACCACAGGCGCACCCGGATAGTTAGCCATGCGAGTTGCTTGAAGGATATCAGCAAGTGCGAACTCGTTCAATGCTTGCCCGCCAGTCTGGCGAGTAGCAACGCGCAAGCAGTCACCGCTTACAGTGTAGTAACCTGACACCTCAGTGCCCCACGTTCCGATGTCGGCAACAGCCTGAACAGCGGCAGCAGAAGCTACTTTGCGGTCAAGTACATCCATCAAACGCATTACCGACTCAAGCACATAGCGAGAATTCTCTTGGCAATGGCGAGCGATGTCAGCAGCATTGATCAGCTGAGATGCTTGGTACGTGTCAGTCACATCCAACGTATACGTGGTTGTGCTGTCTCCGTAAGTGTTCGTTGAGGTACAAGCTAAGATGTCACCATCTGTCTCAACTTCGGTCTCAGGTAAACGCTGAATCCAACGAGCTTGTACTGTTTTTAATTTACCGCCACCGGGTGCAACCTCAGTGCGGATTAGTTTTGCGTTTTCAGGCGAAAGCAAGAACTCTAAGAAAGGCAATTGCTCACGCTGTCCAACTTCGATGAAGAGTTCGCTAAGTGACATTTGCACATTAGGACACTCCGATAGAATGCGAGATATAGACATGATTAATGTAGTTTGGAGTTTCTGCCAGTTGCAAAGGCCGACAGGTGCGCCTACTTTGCCGCGATAAGTTGCGGCTCACTACATCATAGATGCTACAAAGATAAATAAAAAAAGCCTGCATTTCTGCAAGCCTTTTCAAATAGTGCCTAAACTATTGGTATGAACGAATAAAGAACGAACCGCAATATACTAAGGCAATTCGATTCTACCAAAAAAAGGTTTATCGCTTACCGACCTTCGCCCCTCGCAGCTCCAAAGCTGACGAGCCCACCAATTCGCCGAGCCTTTCGGAGAAGGGATGCCATTACTACGAGCACAGTAAGAGTTGCCTGCATCCGTGCCGGGGTTAATCCGATACCCTTCAGCGCCAAAGTGAATCTCATTGCCGTCATCGTCTACCGCTTTATATTTTTTGCCAGCGCGATCGGATGCCGTGACATTGTACCCTTCATATTCAGGCATGGGCTGTCTGCATTAGTTTATTTTCGAGATATGTAAGCACAATCTCAAGTGCTTTTGTGAGGTCGGCAGGGCTTACCATTTCGCTGTGTTTGCCTTGCCGCCAATCTGCGTGGTGCATCAATATCTTATACGCTTGCTTGATTGTCATTTCGTGAAGAATCGAGGGTTGACACCTTTGATACGCTTATCGGCTTGTGACTCAATTGGCGGTATGATAGCCTGCCCCGGTCTCGGCACACGCTGCCCAGCCGATGGGTTCTTCATAATGATGCCCGCCGCCGTAGCTTCGGCAAGCAGCACATCGGAAAGGTTAAGGAATGAGCCCGCTTTCTCTTTGGATTTCAACCGCTCGCCGCTGTTCTTATCCTTAACAAAGATGTTTCCATCGTCCTCCAAGTCGATTGCATACTTCTCGCCGATGGTAGCCTTGAAGCCTTTAATCGTAAACTCATTAACCGATGGGTCAAGCTTGATTGCTGAGAGCTCCTTCTCGAAGGTGTGGTTTATCTTGCTTTGCTTTTGTTCGTCTGCAATCTTAATCTTGAATTGCTCGAACTGGTTAATGGCTTCTTGCCTTGCAGTGTCAACTTCAGTAAGTTTGCGCTCGAGTGATTTGTGCTTCTTCTCCCACTCCTTTACCAGCTCTTCGCTGCCTGACTTATCGGCTCGCTGTTGCCACTCTTCTTGCTGCTTCTCATAAGCCTCTCGAGCTCGCTCGGATGCCATGCGCAATACATCTTGCGCCTTCTTGTCTTTGAAATCTTCTTCAGTGAGCGTAACTCCGAAGGGCTCAAATGCTCGTTTAGCAACGTGGGCAATTGTGCCATTAATCTTTCCGAGCTTTTCGCTTAGCTCCTTGCTGTTTACCCAGTTCTCCTGGAACTTCTCCTTTGCTTCCTCGAGGTTCTCGGCTTCGTTTAGGTTTAGGAAGTTCACTATCTCCAGTGCTTCCTCCGGTTTGATCGGCATATATGTCAGGGGTTTTAATTGGTTGCAGTATTAATTCCTTTGCGCCCTTCTTAGTAAGTAGGTGCTCGGCCACCATATCTGATGCTTGAATGATACGGCCATCTGAGAGTATTAAATGTCTCATGATAGCAAAGGTATAAAATTTAATTAATCAATAAACCCCTCAGCTCTCGCTCGAGCTTTGACCGTATCCGGCACCTTGCGTTCGGGCACTGGCACAAGATAGTGCCGACAGTTCCACCCCCCTACAAGTGTAAATATCGACTTACTATCTGTGCCGTCTATGCGTCCAGCCCATGTGCCGTCTTGTATGTCTCTGATGCCAGCACTATTCTTACCAGCGCCCCATGCTTCAATCTCCTTGCGATGGTAGATGCCACCCTCACGATTCTCGCAGAATGGTCGGGTAGTGGAAATCTCACCGCCCAGGTATTCAAACCACTCGATGCCGAGCTCATCATTGACAGCTGCTGAATAGCTTCGGTCTGCAACGGCTTGCGCGGTGGTGGCTGTTGTCTTTATGTTGGCAAGCAGCCGCCCATCATTCGCCTCAGTTCCGGTTACAATCCCTTCCAATGCAACAACGGCCTCTCTTAGCGGTGCGCGTGCTGCGATGTTGGTGGTTAGTTGCTCGAGGAAGGGCTGCGTGAATCGAGCATCCAAGCCAGCGCCGAAGAATGTGTTAATCGCATTCTGCTTGGATATTTGCAGCAATTGCTTTTGCACTTCGGTAGGTTCGAATGCGCTTTCAAATGTACGTGCAATCTCGTTAGTCAGCTGCACCCCTTCATCGATTGAGCCGAGAAAGGCACGAACGGCTTCCTTGTATTCACTACCGGCGAGCACCTTCTTCAGTTCATCAGCAATGAGGCCGATGCGCCTGATGTTGCCCTCAGTTTGCTCGATGTTACCCGCTGCGCTAACATCCATGTCATCGAGAATCGGGCGAATCTTGCGCCATATCTCAGCTTGTGTCTTAATCGCAGCCGTTGCCAGTTTATCCGGCACCGACTCGAAGAGCTTAATCTTTTGGTTTACTAACGAATCAAATGATGCCATTCAATAGTTCCTGTTGCGCCTGTTGGATTGGGTCGAGCTGCACGGCAATCCTATCCGATGCCAAGCGATTAAGTGCTGCAATCTGTTCGGCCATCGGTAAGTCGATGAAGCGCTGAGCACCTTCGGTCGGGATGTGATTGCGAATAAGCTCCATGATTAGCTGTGGTGCGCTGTGATGAATTACATCTTGGTACTTCTCGATTGTGCCATTAGCAACGCGCAGGGCGATATCTGCCGAGCTCATCAGTAGCAATTCATCAGCGTTGAGGATTAAGTCATAAACAGCACTTGTCTCTTCATCGGTATAGTGAATTGCCTTTATGTAGTTATAGACATTGCTGAACGTAATCGATGGCGGTACGCCTGCCTTCACACCTTCGCTGATTACAGCTAAGTAATCGCTCGGGGTGCTAATGTCGAATGATGTCGGGTACACAAGATTTACCCCGCCAAAGTTTTCGCCGTAGCGCATGCGCCCCATCGTCACCAAGCAGAACTCATAAAGGTTGAATAGCTGGTCAGAGATAGGCTTAATAAACGCATAGAGCGCACGTAGCTTATTCAATGAGCCTGTGGCTGTCGATGCTTCGCCGATGGTTCCGCTTTCGTCAGACGATGGCAAGTGCAATATCCTGCGAGCCTTTGCCATTTGCTGCTCAATCTCGGTGCGTAGGAAGTTTAGCGTGTCCATCGGTGGGCTGACGAACTTCAGGTACTCTCCACTAAGTGCGCTGTCTCCTTCGCTCAATGCTGTCTTAGGCTTAATGAGTAGCATCCCTGTTGGGCTGAATCGGCTCTTAACACCCGAGCCATTACAGCTTGAGCAAGTACGGTACCCGCCATTGATGGGGTCAAAGATTTGCCCATCCTGACACTTGTTACCTTCGCGATCGGTGAACTCACAAATCTCACCCAGCGCAACCATGAACGGGAATGCGCTTGTGGCTTTGCTGATTTGCAAGTATGACTCATCGAGAATAACCTGGTCGAGCAATGGCACCGCTGTGATGAATGGAGACTGGAAGTTAATCTCACCAGCGATAAGCTGAGGCATCCCTTGTAGCTTTTGTGCTGGCACATATCCAAGGTTGTGTGAATAGTAAAGCTCAGGTTCGCTGAATGTATAATCCGACTTCTTACCGATTTGATACACCTTCCAGATATTCATCGTGTCATAAATCTCTAACACGATGCCGCTCTTTTCCTCCTTGCTTCCGTTGCGCACCTTTGAATAGTCATCGGTAATGACCATGTAATACTCGCCGTACTTTTGCCCTACGATGCTCTTGCATGAGTAGTATTCAGGCATCGGATTAATTAGCTCGTTGCTTATTATCTCTTCGCCGTCCTCGTTCTCGTAGGTGTCAACATCATTGGGCTCGATTGCGATAATGCCATTCGGGTCGATTAGCTTCAGCGTTGGGAGCATGGTCTTAACAAATGCCTCAAGCGAGCCGAAGCGCTCAATCTCTTGGTTCACGTAGCGCTGGAATGTATCTTCGCCAAAGATTGGCTCAAGCTCGGGGCTGTATCGGATGCTCCAGTTCTGGTCGGCGAACGCACGGCTAATTGTGGCTTTGAAGTCCTCGAACACGCTCAGCGTTGTAGGCTTGTAGTTCGCTCGGATGTACTCAGCCTGTGCATCGGTTTGGTTAGGTGCACGCACGCTGAGTAGGTGTGCCGGGTAAATGTCAGGCCGGGTGTGCGGCAAGATGCTGTCATACATCTTAGCGGCATAGTTATACCCCGGCCAATACTCAGGATATTGACTCACGCCTGTGCGCTGCTTAGTGATTGGATTGATAGGTGTCTTCATTGCTGCGGCTTCCCAGCCCTTATGCAGCATTGCAAACCTTTGAACAATCTTGTCAATGTCCTCTATGCTTAGTGCCATTACGCAGTTGCTTTAGTGGTTGGTTGGTTTATGATGTGCGAGCCGCATGACTTAGAGCGGCAAAATGTAAGTGCTTTCATCGTTGTAGAATTGATAAGCCACGCCCCTCAGAAGTGTTGAGCGTAACTACGTTATACTTATAATGCGATGCGTACTCCATCAGCTTCTTCACATCAGGAATATGAATCGTGTCATGGTAGGCAACGATGCCACCCTTCGCAAGCACGCGCTCAACCTCTTTGAACTCGGGCAATATATTCGCCCAGCTGTGGTCTCCATCGACAAAGATAAAGTCGAAGTGATTTGCCGGATAGCCTTTAAGCAATGTTATCGATTCGCCGAGCACAAACTCGACATCAGTGCCGAAGGATTTGAGGTTATACTTCAAATAATTGTTGATGTCGATGCCTGTGTACTTGCCACCATACGGCAAGGCTTCAATCATCTTAACGGCTGTCTCGCCTTCGAACACGCCAATCTCGAGCACGTTCGCTGATTTGTTCATCTTTATAAGTGAGCCAATGAACTGACATACATCGGGCTCGCTGTTCCATTCGTGGCGAGCCACCTCGTTGAATGTCGCAGTTGTTACAATCTTTTTAGGTCTGCCTCTCTTTGGCTTATCGCTTAGGGTCTGCATGCTTATGGTCGGTTATTCTGTGAATGAAGTATTTATGTTGAATGCCGTCTTCTGACATCCATGCTTTGAGCTTTCGGTCGAGCCAGTCAATGTAGAAGGTCGGCGTGAATCCTTTGCCGCCATAGTAGCTCATCAGGTAGAATCGCTCTTCGATTTGCGCATAGCTGAACTCACGATTCATCTGAAAGCAGATAGCATCAATCTCATACGGCTTGAAATTATTCTTACCGAATGATACGTTGAAGTAAAGCTCATCGGGTTGCCCGCCGCCCCACTTCATCCGTAGCTTGTTAATCGGCATCGGATTGTTGAGGTAAAGGTCAGCAGCTGTGCGGAAGATTGCTTCGGCTTCATCGCACTTCTCAATGAACTGGATGCTGCTATTAATCGCATAAATCTTATCGCTCTTAGCGAGGCCGAAGTGCTGCCATAGTTGGTCAGCCCACGCCCATTGCATCTGCTTGAAATCGCGGCCTTTGTCGATGGTATGCTCCCCCACAACTCGCGTGGCATACTTTGCATCGTTCGCAATTAGCTGGTCGATGAGAGGCTGCAAGTCCTTCAGGCATACAGCATCGACATCGAGGTAAAGATTGTAATGGAACGGCAAGTAATCAAAGAGCAATACCTTCCCCTTGCCGGGGTCAAGTTTCTTGTTCGTGTAGATGTGCTGTTCGGGCAAGTCTACATACACATCGATTTGGTTTGTCAAGTCATGGCAATAGTACAATGCCCTGTCCTTGCTATCGCTGATTAGCGCAATCTGCAAATCCTTATTGAATCGCTTAATCGAATACGCTAAGTTATAAGCAGCCCAATAGTATTGAGGCTTACCAAAAGCAACAAGCACCACCCCGCTTGAGGTAGGCTTGCCGCTTTGATTTGTTGGTTGAATATCCATTATCCAAAGATGCCAGCAGGGGCATCGTATTGTGCTGGGATATTCTTATCGCGCCATGAGAAGGTAACTTCGTAACGCTGCAATTCATTGTTCTGCTCAGGTAGGATGAAGTTCGCCGATGTGGTAATACCAACCGGAGGATTGATGTAAATCACTTTACCGCTATCGCACATGAATGCAAGCACCCATGCGATACGGCGGTTGTTAACATCATTCCAGAAGGTATTATTTTCATCGGTTACGTTTGCATCGTACAAGGTAGCAGTACGGTCTTCGTTGATACGAATAGGAGTACCGCAGCCGATCGGGCTGTCAACTGTCACTGGTGAGCCAGCAGGCAACGCGAAACGGATGTCCTCAATTAGCTTCGCAGTTCCAGCAGTGATTAATGCTTGAACTTCGACCGCATCTGAAGGGTCAACCAATTCGGTACCGCAAGCACCCACAAGGATAGCAGACACGCCACCGAGCTTGTATTCATTGCAGTTTACTAAGTTGTGGTCAAGTAGCGAAGAGTCGCAGTAGCTTACACAAGCCATAGTAGTAGAGATTTAATTATTGTCAGCCTGTTGAATAGGACGGCATAACCCCTACGTTCCTATGATGTAGTGCAAATATACGAATTTATTGTTGATACAAGTTAATGAAGTTCTCCGTTGTGATGCGCTCGTTATCCTGCGTTAGTATAAACGGCTCGTCTGCGTTGTCGACAATTGACGGCAAGCAGTCAGCATCCACGCCAACACATACGGTCTTGCGGACTTTCTCCTTCTTCTTATACAGCTCGATTGTCAAGCTGCCAAGGTCATCGGCATTATCATACTCGATGGTCGGGAATTCATTGTCGGCTGGGAAGGATAGCTCACCATTCACATAGCAGTTATCGAAGTAGAAAACAATCGATAGGAAGTCCAGCACGTACTCAGGCAAGCGCCCGAAGTGGTAGCTCAATTTCTTTTTGCGGTCCACGAAGCTCGCCTGCCATCTGCCCGATGCGTATCTGAAGAGGTCGGTATCGGTATCGTATTGCGGCTGGAATCTGCGCCCCTCCAATCGGATGCCCGGCAAGAATGATGTGCCGCTGAAGCCGAGACCAAATTGGTTCTCGCCATTGCACCCTTCAATCTTAAAGAATCGGCATTCATCGCTGAAGTCACCAATCTGAATCAGGTCGCTGTACTTGTCATAGATTGCATGCTCCTTAAATGCTCTCAGCGTTATCTTGCTCACCGTTACATTGCCGCCACCCTGCAACGCTGTTGCGCGTAGTGAGATATTTCCCGAGCTGGTTGGCGTTATGTTTGCTGTAACCGTGCCAGCTGATGTGATGGTTGTTAGGTATTGCGTGTTATCAATCCACAGCCTAAGTGCGCAATCAACGATGCTATCCACTACAATTGTGATGCTGTACTCAACATCTTCGCACACCTCGGTAATGGATTCAAGTATGGTAATATCGCCAGGGTTGGTGAATGTTATCGTTGCCTCGCCATTGCCAACAGTCCACGTATCAGCCCCAACTACCGTCACATTATCCCATCCAATTGTCGGGCAATCGATGCATCCACCCCAATCGTTGAAGTACGGATTGTAAATGTAATACTGCCCGCATGTGTTGGTGCAGAAGTCCGCAATCGCTAACCGATAGCAGCCAGGCTCAAGTTCGTAATCAGCCAAGGCAATGCCCGCCGTGAGGTATTGGTCTTTCGTTGTTAGCACTGGGTCGAGCACTTGCACCACTGCCAGCGTTTTAGCATCAACGATGCCCGCGAATAACGCGCCGTTGCAATTCGGCTGGAAGTCATCAATGGTAACGCTCCCGATGAACTCTTGCACGGTTGTGTTAGTGCCAATAAGTAAATCCTGAATATTGCTGTTAGTATTCGCAGGGATGTCGGTAGCCTTTAGATAAATTACATGGGTACCCGCCGCGCTGATGTTCACCGAATCACCATTGGTAAAGCCAACGATAAGCGTACCGACCGAGCCGGGATTAATTGTGATGGTCAGCTTATACTCCAGGCAGTTGATGAACTTGTAGAAGGTATATGCAACAAGCGCGGTATCGTCATTGCTGCCGGGAAAGGTTATGTTAAAGCCATCAACAGTCGCATCATTGACAACCACAATCTCATTGAATCGCAAGTAACCGCACTCCCCTGCTTCGAGCTGCCAGAACAATTGATCGTTGAAGTCGGCAAGCTGCGCGAACTCAGAGCCGCATCCCTCGCAGGCTTCAGGCAGAACGCTGTTGAAGATTATCGGTTGGTTTGGAATCGAGGTGTAGCTCATGGCAGTAACTTGTTGGATCGTAGTTCGAATTGTGCGCCCTTGCGCATTACGGATTCAATGTTGATAGTCTTGATGTATGTCGGCACCACAGCAAGCGCATCGTCACGCCTGCCCAGCAGTATCGGCTTGGATGTCTCCGATGTGATGGCGTTAATCTCTGCCATCGTTAGCGGCCTGTTGAACTTGTAGAGGTAGGCCTGCACATCATCGATATTGACTGGGTCAAGGGTTTGCGGTGTGAATGGTTCACCAATAACTGAAAAGAATGAGAATGCTGATGGTAGCGTAGTATTTTGGAATCCACTTCCAAATCGTAAGAAGCGTTGAATAACATTAGGCAATGGGGCTGTGGCGGTTGCTGATATGCCTATGTCAACTGCGATTAAATCACCCGGCTCGCAAATGAATACCTCGTTCGTTATTGTATACCAAGCTGGTTGACCGGGCACAGCTAAATCACTGCCAGTGATAAATCTTGTTTCTAATAAATTCAGACCGGCATCAAATCGCTTAATCATTAGCTTAACTTGCCTGCCAGCTGCAAATGCAATCGGCAAAAATGTTACAGGGTCTAAGTATTCATCTAATACAAGCCCGGCATTAACCGTGTATATGCCCGGATTTGCAACGCTGTAATACTCATACGTGCCCGGCACAGGCTGCGTGAAATTACTTGGATTTATAACCGGGTCAAGCCAAATGAAGTAATGAGCCAACAGCCCTGAAAGAGTATTCTGAGTCGGAGCATTAACAACAGAGAATTGATTTACAATTTGGTTTGCAAGCGTATTATCAAACCTTAATGTTCCGGTTGCAGTTGACGGATTGAAGCCCTCAAAAAATGATTGAAGGGAATTCGGATATCCGCTCAGCCAATTAGCAGATACAACCTCGTTTCTAAATGGTCCATTATAAATGCTATTGCCAACGCCGTAAGGGTCGTATCCTCGAGCTCTTGCTGTATTGACTCCATAGAACCCATCCCAGTTGCTCATAATAACAACGCCGTTTGTTTCATATCCGGTATTGTTAAAAACAACAATGTCCTGAATAAGGTTAGTGTCAAATATTATTTCGCTTGTTTTCAAGTCAAGCACATTCGATGTATTGCACTCACCTAAAAATCCAAATGTTTCAGTTCTGAATCCTCTGAATGGTGTCTGCGTAAATTCGCAAAGCGTGTCACCGTTATCGCATTGACCTACTTCTAAGAACAATTCATTGCCGAAGTCAGCCGCTTGGTATAGCCTGCTTGTATCGAACTTCATCTCAATCTCTGGCTGATCGTAAAGGTTAGCCGATGCGCCCGATTGCTGGAAGTATGCAATAGGCTCGATGCGTAGCAATGGCCTTCCATTATCTTGCTTCTCGAATCCCATGCCGAGGTTTAGCTTTGACCGCATTGCTGCGTATAGGCTTTCAAAGTCTGCAAGTATTTCAACATTTGATTTGATTCGAATCGATTGCCCATTGGTATAGAATGGCACATCGTTCTGCGGATATGTAGCGGCAAAGTAATTAGAATCAAAGTCGATTAAACCATCGCTCATGCAGTTTACCAAATGAGCAAAAGTATCATAAATCGTATATCCGTATGCTGGGTCAGTATAGAATGAAACGCCGGGATTATAAACATAAAGCGGCACAGCTGTTGGCGGCACTATCGGTACGCCGTTCTTTGATGTTGTAAGGCGCAGCGAGAATGGTATAGCCTTGTTGTTGTTTATCTTGGTGCTGAATGTTTCATCATAGAGCTTAGTCTTTACTTGGCACCTATCGAGCAGAAAGTTCGATTCGGTTACAATGATGTAGCCATCGACCAACTTCTCCCAGGTACCCGAGCTGCAAAGGTATTGCACGGTCACGCGCACAAGCTCGCAGTAACCAGATGTTGCAAGTTTATTGTAAAGATACCCGAACACATCGCCGCCAAAGATTAACTCATTGTCGAACGATACAATGCGGGCTCCGATGTTGCTGTCCTCGCTAATGTTGATGCCGAAGTCCTCAGGGTTAAGCGGCTGGCCTCGGTCGAGATTGTCGATAAGGAATTTTATTTCTACTGCCATGAATATCGAGAATCCCCGCCGTTAATGTTTACAATCATTTGCTTCCCTGCCATTGTCTTGTTCAGCCTGTCGAGCTTGCGCTCCATCGACTTGCTATTCAGCGAAGCGTTAACCGTTATGCCATCGCGCTTGTTATTCATCGCATAGCTGAGTATGGCAGGGCGCACGTAACGCTCATCGATTAATCGCTTGAATGCTGCGCTCGATGTGTTAATCGCATCCAGTTCGCGGCGGTTGCGCATCACTGAGTTCTTATTCACCACGTACTCGCCGCGCTCGGCTTCAATCAACGTTCCGCCTGCCTCATGGCTGCGCCCGCCTACCATACCACCCTTCTTGAACTTAGGGATGGGCGTTGCTGCAATGATGGCAATCTGAGCCAAGCCTGAAGCAAGGGCGATGGCTTTCTCAACTACCGTGACAGCCTTGGCAACAGCGGCAGCCGTGCCAATCGTTGCATTAAATATAGCCGCAGCCTTTTCGGCTTTCGCTTGCCGTGTCTTTTCGGCTGCAACCTTTTGCTCTGTTCTTATGCGTAAGGCCTCGAGCTTGCGTTGCTTTTGAGCTTCGCTTATTGTGCTGCCCTCGATAGCCGCCTTCTCGGCTTCATTTGCCGCATTGATTTCCTCGATTCGCTTTTGCGATTGAATGCCTTGCAGCTCAATGATGCTTCCAAGTGTATCAGCAACCGCCTGCGCAATCTCAAGCGCTTGGTCGATTGCTTCATCGCGTGACTTCTTACGCTCATCGCGGATGGCTTGCTCGGTCTCGGCGTTGATGAGTTTTATCTCGCTAGCATTTTCTTTAGCATCTTCAATTCGCTTTTTAGATTCGAGTTGTATAATCTCAATCCTTCTTTCGAGCGATGTGCCCTCTGCAATCTCTAATGTCTTAAGCGCATTTATCTGAGCATCGATGCCAGCGATTGTTAGCTTGCTTCTTTCCTCAGCTGCCTTCTCTGCTTCTTGCTGTGCTTTCTCCGCTGCTTCCTTTTCCTTTGCTGCTTTGTCATCAATTGCCTTTTGGTCAATCTCAGCAATACTCTTTGTCGCTTGCTCTTTGATTGCTAATATGGCATCTTGAAGTTTCTTTTCTTCAGCACTTCCGGCTGCAAACCTTGATTCTAAAAACGCCTTTTCAAGTTCTTGAATCTTAGCGTTGCTCTCGCTTAGTATCTTTTCGCGTTCATCCAATTGTGCCTGCAAAGCATCGGTCTCTAACTTAGCTAAGTTTTCGCGTGCCTTGGCTACATCCTCAGCGGCTTTCTTTGCAGCCTCAGCTCGTTTCTTTGCTTCCTCTTGTGCCTTCTCGCTTGCTTCACGTTCTGCCTCATTACGAATTACGGTAATCTTTGCGCTTGCATCCAAAACGGCATTAACCGCTGATTGCTGCACTTCCTTCGCCTTTGCCTTTTCTTCATCGCTTAACTGGCTTAATGTTCCGGCTTTCTTCGTATAGTCAGCTATGATGGCACGGTTAGCATTTATGACCGCTTGCTCGCGTTGTATCTCGAGCGCAACCGTTGAACGCCCTGCCGATTTCTCAATATCGATTTGCCGCTCAATCCTTGAAATCGCTGCATCGGAAGCGGCCAGCTGCTTCTTACTGGCAGACTCAAAAGCAGTCGCAGCACGATCGGCTTCGCCTGATGCGCCTACCCATTCTTTGATTGTATCAACCACACCGCCGATTGCATTGCTTACCTCTTTGAATCCCGGTATCGAGTTCTCCAGAGCGCGCTTCACTTTATCGAAGTTCTCGACTAAGGCAATCAAGCCAATCACAAGCAATCCAATCCCAGTAGCGGCAAGTGCAATCCTAAGCGCTTTCAATGCTCCAGTAGATGTTCCAGTAACAACTGCAAGCACTGACTCAGCTCTTGCCAAAACAAGAGTCTTAATTGCACTCTCTTCGAGCAATAGGTTAGCCACTTGCTGCACGCCGTTAGCGATGGCAGTCGCAGCTTGCACCTTGAGCAATGCCTTTTGCAAATCTTCGCTCTCTGAGCCGAACAATGCCGCTGCTCCTTGCGCAATCTCGAAGCCAGCCGCGAGCCCTTGCGTGGCTTGCACAGCTGCATCGAACTTAAACGTATCGGATGCAAGTATACTAACCCTTGCTCGCGTATCTCCAATCTGGTCTTCGAGCCGTGCGGCCTCAATCTCTAATTGCCTGAACTGAGCCGTGCCACCTTTGCCCGCTTCCTCGAGTGCGTTTAGTTCATTCTTTAAGCCACGCAACACCCTTGTTAGCGGCACGGTCTTCTTATTCAAGTCTTCAAAGGACTTGTTCTGATCGGCCAGGGCTTTCTTTACTTCATTACCCGAAAAAGCAGCCGCGATGCTTTTGCCTGCTGTCTTATAGGTATCGGCTACCTTCTTCGAGCTTTCCTGTGCCGATGCGACTACCGCATCGTTCGCTTTGTTAACTTCGTTGACCGTTGCCTTCAGGCTCGTTGCCTCGGCTTCGTAGATAATCTCAACCTTTGTTGCCATTTTGAGCCTTTATTGCTGCCTCAAATTTAAGCAAATAAGTTGAAACATCGGAAGCCATTAACTCATTGAACTCGGATATGCTACCTCCGGCAAGGTTCATCACTTGCTCGCGGAAGGTGTCTGCTGTTCTCTTAGCCCTGCTTTGCGGTGAGAGCTCAGCTGGCGTAACGCCTCGTGAAGCTTTCGTACTTCCGCTGTGTTGTACTCCCAGAGCGTTTGAAACTCTTCCGCTGAAATATTGAATAAGGGCATCAGCGGCTCGATACCCAAGCTGTAAAAAAAATCATGAGCACCCCCCTTGCTCAACGCCTCAAATGTTTGCAACTTCTGCTGATGGATATCAGGGTTAATCTCAGCCGGGTTCTCGTCCTCGCGTATTATCCAAGTCGCTGCGATGTTAAGCAGTATGTCGCGATGGATAACCGTATTCTGCCTCTCGCGGATTACGTGAATGTATGCGCCCATCAATGCCGCTGTCTTAGGATTGCTCAATCCAGCGCTAAGTGCCTTCTCCATCTCAGTGAGTATCTTCTCCATCTCGCTGCCGGATAGCCCGCTGCTTAATCGCTCAAGCAGGCTCATGCTCATGCTGAACCTCTCGAGCGGCATGTTCACTTCTTTCGGGAATCGGTAGTACCTATGCCCGCCATGCTTGAATACTTCAACGAGGTTGTACGTGGTGGGCTTACTGCGAGTAAATGTTGATCGAAGTCGCTCGCCTAATCTTTTGAATAATTTCATCCAGTGTGTTCTTTGTTGTAATCTCTTTATCGTTGCTGATTAAACTGATGTATGTCCGCTCTGCGCTTTCATCCTCATACACCACGCTGATGTCGCTGGTGTTAATAATCAGGTCAAGCCATCGCTCATCCTTGTCGAGCAGCTCGTCCACTTCATCCTTGTGCTGCAAGGCACTTACTAAGATGAAGCCGGTCATCATGTCACCAACGGAGCAGCGGGCAGGTTTCATCAGGCACTCTGGTCTTAGCGGGTAGGAAGCATCCGCATTCGCGGCAAGTGTCAGTTAGCTTGATACGGTATGGGCATGTCTTACAAATCTCCATGCGTGGCTTCGATACCTCGCGGCTCTCCTTTGTATCAAACGCCCACAGCGCCCAGCCGTGCGCGATGCTCTTAAGTTTCTTTAGCAGCTTACGCATTCGAGTAGGTTTATCGTTTCGGCAACATCCGTGTCCATGTTCACCACGCTGAATGCGATGCAGTCATACTCAACTTCGCAGATGGTGAACTTATCGCAGTTCTTCAGGCTTATCGTGTAGCCTTGCAGCGCATCGACCTTCGCGCCAATGATTGTGATTATACCCTGTTCATCCGATGTCGCGGTAAAGCTCTGCACACGCTTAGTCGCGTTATGCGTTATCAGTACCGCGTACTCAGTCTCAGGTGTGACAACACCAAAGGCAATGCCAGCATTGCAAGCCGCTACGCTGATGCCTGAATCGAAACAAGGTGAACATACGCTCATAAGTATCGCTTTAGAATTGCGTTCACAAAGTAACGAAAACAATCCAAGAAGTCAGCACGCTCGGCAATGTTTTTTCGATTGGTCTTTATGATGCTGCCATTCGCATCGCATTGCACTTGCTTCGCATCGAATACGAATCCCTTGCACCGCTTTGAGTTCACGCGGATGTCGAGCTTGCGTAGTGCAGCGTTGCAATCGATGCGGCTGTTGTAGTGCGTTGGGTTAGCCGGTATCAGGAACTGACTATCGCTCATGCCGAGCCGCCGCTTTATCATCGTGTACGCGCTGGAGTTGTCGCGCTGTTGAACCGTGCCACCCTTACCCATCGCATCGCCTGTGATGCGTATCAGCCCCATCGGGATGCCGAGCGCAAGCACAGCATCGCAGAACGCATCCACGCTGCCCTTCTCAATCTTTATCTCATCCACCACCACCGCGCCTCTGCCAACGTGCTGAAGCACCAAGGCGCACAGCGGGTTAATGTTGAAGTCAACGCTGATGTGTACTGGCATGTTTCGGTTCAGCTGCACGCTGTCATCGATGTGCTTATCATCGCTCCACTCGTAAAGGAATGGATTCGCCACATCGTCCATGACATCCCAATCCCCCTCCACGAAGCGGGCGTACTGCACAGGCGGGAGCTCCTTCAGGCTCTCGAGGTACTCAGCCGGGATGTGCGGGTTATCGGTAATCTTGCTCGGGATGAATGTCCACCGCTCGGGCAACGTGCCCTCCTTGTAGCGTTCATAGATGATTGACTTCACCCAGTTGTTGGCCGGGTTGCAAGTTGCCAGGCACACAATCGGGGGCTGGCCTATGGCCTTGTTCCAACTGCCGATACGTTCCTGCACCTTGTAGAATGTTTGCTCTTGCAGCTCGTTCACCTCATCCAAGCCCGCGCCATTCACCTCGAGGCCCTTGAAGCGGTTGAGGTCTTTGTCATCGTCAAAGCTCTCGGCCATGAACAGCAACTCGCTGCCATTGATGAATGTCACTACTTGCGTGTCGCGGTTCCAGCTTTCAACGTACTGGTCGATGCCGTCAGCGAGTATCGAGTTGAACGATGGAAAGGTTGTGCGCTTGAGGTCCGGCAGGCTCCGGCGAATAATCACCCAGCGGCTGCGCGGATATTGCAGCGCAAGGTAGCTGAGAGTCAGAAGCAGCCAGTAAGTCTTGCCTCCCCTTATCGCGCCGCCGAACACGATGACACGGTACTCTCCAGACTCAATTGCCTCGAATGCCGTGGTCTGCCTTCCAGTGAGTTCGAAGTTCATCAATCCTCCTCGTCATTCGGATCCGGCATGCAGTCGATGATGTTGCGAACCACAAGCACCAAGCCACACGCAAAGGCAATGATGAACAGCGTGAGCAGCAATCCGGTGCCGATTGCCTTAAACATTGTCCTCCTTGGTCTTGATGATGACAAGCGGCTCGGTGGTCTTGAGCGTGGTCTCGCTTGTCTGCTTCGGCTTGCCATATCCTCGGTCAAGCAGCAACTCCGCTGCTCTGGTGTCGCCCTTCTTCGCCTTGGCATGCAGTGCCATCAGTATCTCCTCGGCTGCGCTTATGCCGTCCTTGTTCTCCTTGCCCAGCACGTTGGCCAGCAAGATGTGCAAGTCGGGCAGCTTGGGAGGTCGGCCCCCTGCGCCTGTGCCTCCAGTTCTAAGCTTGCCTCCGTTTCTGCCTTCTCTCATGGTTTACGATGTTTACACGATGTTAGCGTCTGCGTCTTGCGCGGTACTTCTCAGCCTCTGCAAGTGCAATCGCGGTGGCTTGTTCAGGTGAATATCCTTCGCCAATAAGCTTGCGGATGTTCATGCTGATGATCTCCTGACTGTCTCCTTGGAATAGTGGCATGCTACAAATTTACTAAATTTTCGTACATCTTCCCCTCTTCGGTTATGTTGATGCTAAAGCCTCGATCAACTATCTCCTCATACTGCGATTGATAGATGAATAAATCATGCAGCTTACCATCGATGAAAGCCTTGCAAGTATAGCCAGCAATGCCGCTTTTATCGGATGTTGGTGTGAGTATGCCAAAGCGATACTGCACATCGTTCTCCTTGCTTAGCACAAGCTTGTTGATCTTGCCGAACTTGCGCACATCATCAATCGTGATGGCCACAGCAATGTCATACTCAAGTGCCGGATGTGTTAAGTAGCCAAAGTAGCAATGGTCGCGCATGTACTCAGAGTCGACGAATACGCCGGCCCTGAGTCTTGTGGTTTGGTTAGTCATCTTTGCGTGCATGGTATCGTTCGCAATCTCTGTCGATGGCATCGAGTTCGCGCTCTTCGTCATCGTCATGAACTGGTTCGTAGTTCGCTGGTGCTGCATCCATGTCGCGAAGGAAGATGAAGTAATTCTCATGCCCGATGTTGATGCTGTCAATGCCAAAGTGCTTTTGGCAAAGGTCCGTCTTAAATTCTTGGTAAGCTGTCATAGTGTGTGATTTTAAGTTTAGCAACCTGCTTCCGGCTCATGTCGCTTGCGCTCTATGGTCAATGTCAGAAGATAATTGCGGACCATCATGCGCACGGTCTCTTTGGCTGATGCCGGAACGCGGAAGGATATCGTTGCCATGGCTTCGCCGTACATCGACTTACGCCCAGCACCTGATCGCCTACCGCCTCGTTTTTCTGTAATCATTGTGCAAATATAGTTAGTTGTTTATGTTTTGCAAATTAATTTTATTCTTGTGCAGAAGCTTCAGCCAGTTGTAGCATCTCAGCAAGTACGTTCGGTATACTTGGCTGGTCCTCTCTGTTGCCATCAGGTACCTGGCGAATGACTGATGCGTGTGCTGTGTTGATGTGTAAGTTGTCGGCCCATCCACAAGCGTGCAGTCGGCTGGTGCCATCGTGGTCATGTAGTGGATGATCTTCTGCTCGGTGGTCATGAGTTTATAACTTTCAAAAATTCTTCTTCACTTCGCACGATGTGGTACTCATGGCCCAAAGATAAGCAGAGCCGTTGGAAGTTCACCTGGTGCGGTGACTGCTTGCCGGTGTCAGTCTTCCATTCAATCCAGCATGTCCGACCTTCCGGCTTCAGAAAGCACATGTCTGCAACACCAGGCACAACTCCCATGGCTTTGTTCATGGCTCCCTTGATGCCGTTCACGCTGTTATTGTTGATGGCGAAAACTCTTCCACGCAAGTCGGGGCGTGCATTCCATAGGTTTGTGAATGCCTTGGCTTGGGCTTTAATTTCGCTCATGATTGTTGCAGCTTGCTAATGGTGCAACACAAGATGTACAGCGAAAAATCGGCTCTATCCCAATTATGCCAAGGCTTACAGCCATTTGTTGCAGCCTGCAACAAAAAAGTGCCTCCATATATACTATGTGTGTGTGTGTGTGTGTGTGTGTGTGTGTGCATATATATATTGTTATTTAATAGAAAAAAGGGTGTAAGTTGCAACAAATCGCTGAAGCCTTTGGTATGAGTGGCTTTGAGATGTTGCAACTTCAAAAAACAAAGCTGCAACAAGCTGCAACAAATTACATCGGATTCCGGCTGACATAGTACATTGTGACGATTGATGAGCCCTTGCGCTTGCGATCCTTCTGATAACCTAACGCAGTGAGAATCGATCCGATACGTTGAAGATTCAAGAAGTTGAGTTTAGTCTCCACCAGTAAGCACTGCTGTATCTCGGTGAGCGACATCCACTCGCCGTATGAGGTCGCGCTTCCAGGCATCAGCTTCTTGTGGATGAGGTCCTCTTCTGGAGTCGAGTGCTTGAAGGTCATGGTTGACTCGTTGAGCGCAATGATATCTTCGCGCAGTATGGTGTAATCCCATCCGGCACAATACATGGCATACAGCTCACGCCATAGGCCAACCTTGTCGCACTTGTTGTACTGCTCCTGATCGATATCAAGGATGTGAATCGGCAGCTGCCTGCGGTTTCCGGTTGGATCGTTGAGTATCTGCGTTTCGTTGGATGTACCGCAGAAGACAGCCAAGCGGCGAAGGTCGACAGACACGCGGCCATAAGGCTCGCGCACGTTTATGAACTCTTTTGAGGTTAGCTCCTTGAGTCGCTTCTCTTCCTTTTTGGACTTACCGCCATACTCGTCATCGAGAATCATCCACTTCAGGCACATTAGAATCTCGTCATCCTTGCCAGCATCCATCTTTGACTCAGCGAATAGGTAGCGCAGCTGCTTGGGTAGAAGGTAGCGGAACCAGTGAGTCTTGCCTGTGCCTTGCTTCTCACCGGAGAAGATGAGCACAAGTGGCGAGTGATGACCGTAAGCGGAGGCAACGGCTGAGACGAGCCACTTGCAGATCCACTTGTCTGCATCAGGTGTGTCGGTTATTACTGAGTTAAGCAGATGGGTGAGGTTCGGGCAAAGGTCGGAAGTGTGCAGGTCTTGCTCGAAGAACTCATGCAATGGGTTGTATGTATCGATGCGATTGGAGAAAATGATGGCCGTCACCAGGTCTTTTGTGGCCTCTTTGAACACGGCCTTGCAGTCTAAGAAAATCGAGTTAATATCACTGTCATCGATGGCCCTTCCGTTGAGTTCAATCTTGCGCGTTACTACATTTTTTTTAAGGTCGAAAGTCTTTATAAATGCCGCAATGTCAGCGCTTACGTTCTCCGATTTGAATTTAATATCCTTTGCTACTATCTCATTGACAACTTTCTGACTTTGCTCCGGTGAAATGCCGGAAGCTTCCAGCGACTTGACGATGGCATCAGGACCTAATCCGGCAGCACGTTGCGAGCTTGCTGCGCGGAGGATCTCTTTGGTCTGCTCGGAGTAGGCTTGTATGCCGTTCTGCTTGGCGTGGTAGTATATCGTGGCAATGGTGGACCGCTTGCCCTTGGACTCGCTGTGGTTCTTCAGGCAGGCTGTGTACTGCGCGTTGCAGTCATCGGAGTTGTACTTGCTGGAGTGTGATGACAGCGTGTGAAAGTAATCGCGACCACCTTCGCCGAATTCACTCACCAGTGCGTAGGCGATTTGAATCCACTCGGAGTAGTCTTCGCAGAGGTTGAGCCCCTTGCGGTCCATCTCAGCGATCATGGCATCGAAATCAGTTTTGATGACTGCGACCTTTGCAAGCTTGCGCTCCTTTGGCTTTGCGAGGTACTTCTTGAAAAGTATTGCCTTGGTGTTAATGTGAATCCAAGGGTCGTATGAGATGAAGCGAGCACGCGAGACGTTCTTGCCGGACTGGTCAACGATGAGCTGGTATGTGTGGTAGAGATATGATGCGATGCCATTAAACGCATCAGCGTGGCGTGTGCCATCGATTCGCATCACAAGGCATAGTCCATGTCCACTGATGGAAGTAAACGCTGCGTAGATGTAGCTATCTGCTTGCACCAACTTCTTCGCCTCTTCTGGGTTTTCGATGTTGTCGATGTCGATTGCGATGAAGCCTGAGTGCTCTTTGAGCGCATCGTCCTTGCGGTCGCTGAATGAGCCTGAGACGGTTACAAGTGGGGCTGATTTCTTGAGCTTGTCACGTTCTGACTTGTCAGATGTTGACCTAACTTGCAGAACTATGTCCTGCCATTTGCCGGTTCTGACTCCTTCCAGGAATGCGGAAAGCTCGACAGAGTCGGCGTGCTTGGTGTAGATGCTTGAGTAGTGTGAGATGAGCATAATGTGTGTAGTTTATTATTCACGAGGTCTCTGTGGAAGGCGTTGAACTTTCGGTTCTTTTCGCGGCACCAGAGCCTTGCAAGTTCGTGAATTTCTTTTTGGATTTCTATGTGTCGCTGAGGTGTGATGTTGTTAAATATGCGCACTGCCTTGTTGAAAACTTGCTCAACAAGCACAAAGAGAGATCGGTACTCTTTGTGATGTGCGTTGGCTTCGATTAGCTTTTTGATGTCGATGGCCTTGCTGACCTGGATGAACTTCTCAATGGCTTCGTCCTTTGGCTTGATGACAGGAAAGACATGGCCGCAAGGAAAATACATTCCGAGGTGTTGCGCATCGCATACCTTCTTTGCGGTGTGATGCAGGGCTCCGCACTTTGGGCACTGCCTAACTGGCGCGACTCCGTTGCCTGGCTTCTTTGGGTTGTGGAAGATATCGCTCCAATTGCGAGGCGATGACCAGAGGCCATGTGTCATGCAGTTGCCACCGAGGTCGATGATGGTGAATGCGAGCTTGACATCGTGCGGCCTTGCCCCTCTTCCGCACATCTGAAGCCATAAGGGCATTGATGCTGTGGCCTTGTTGACGATGACGGTCTCGATGTCTGGCTGGTCGAAGCCAGTGGTGGCGATGCCGATGTTGTTGAGAATGGCATCTGGCGTGTTGGCGAACCACTCCAATGTGGCAGCGCGATCGGGTGAGTCCGCATCGAGATGGCGCGAGTTGAATCCGGCAGCGCAGAAGGCTGCATTCACGGCTTGCGAGTGCTCGACATTGCAGTTGAAGATTATGGTCTTGCGCCCAAGCGAGTGTGCCTTGTAGGCGTTGACAGTGCTGTCAATGTACTTGGGTGCTTTGTAGGCTGCTGCCATCTGTTGTGCATCGAACTCGCCTGCTTTCATCTTGAGCTTTGCGCGGTCCACAATCTGCGCAGCTGAGTAGGTGAGCTCAGGGCACAGGAAGCCCTGCTCGATGAGTTCGGGAATGTCGATGCCGCAAATGATGTCATCGAAGTAGTTGCGCAGCGGATTAGTCTTGCGTGCTGCAAGCGGCGTGGCAGTGAAGCCGATGATGTACTGAGAGCTGAAGTGCTCAATCACCTTGGTGAAGTTGCCGATGTGGCACTCATCGACAATCACCAGCCCGATGTTGCTGAACTGATGCAGCCGCTTGTATGCCGTCTCAACCATTGCCACGTAAACTCTTGCATGTGGGATGCTTCGCATGCCTGCAACTACTGGCTGAGTAGGTAGACTGATGGCCCTGCTTGCTTGGTGAAGTAACTCCTCACGATGCACAAGGATTAGGATATCGCTTGAGTTGCGTGCTGTGAAGCGGTCGCAAATCGCAGAAAAGCACACCGTCTTGCCTCCACCAGTTGCGAGCTGCGCAACCACCTTGCGATGAGTGCGCAGACTCGCAGCAATGTTGTTAATGAAATTATCTTGGTATGGCCTGAGTTTCATACTGCTCAATAGCTTTGAAAATTTGGTAAACTACTTGCGGAACTATGGCATTTCCTCCGGCTTTGATTGATTCGTTTCGCCA